TAGAGATACAATTTTAATATATTCTCTGATAAAATAAACTGGATCCTTTGCACATTTTAAATACTCAGCAACCTCTTTCTTAGTAAACTCCTGTGTAACATTAGCTTTCTTAAGATTGGGATTGCCAAGATATACTTCAGCTTGTGTACTTGGCATTTATGATACGTGGATAACTCCTTTCATACCAGCACCAGCATGAGGATCACACTGGAAATTATAATCTCCTGGATCAGGAAATGTAACATCAAAACTATCACCAGCAGCAAATGCTAGATCTGAATGTGATAATTCTGGATGACCTTCTACCATTACATTATGAGGTGGTAGATCTCCATTAGTAAAAGTTACTGTATCTCCAGCAGAAATTGATACTTCATTAGGTTCAAACACTAGATTGCCTCCTGAACCCATTGTAATCTCTACAGCATATGCTGGTAGTGCTAAAAATAATGAAACCAATAACGAAATAATAAAAGTCATAGTAGAATCGCTCCAATAATAAATCCTTTAGCAAATGAAATGCAAACTACCTGATAATCAGTAAGTCCCCATTTATCCTGACACTTCTTAATAAGTTTCTTATCCCATTCGACTACTTTGTCGAATCCTGCTTTTACTTTTTTCATGACTCTTTAAGATACTCCGTGGAAGACTTTTTGAAGTATTTATTAATAACTACAATCTGATCCTCGTACTTAGCAATCATGTTGAGTTCTTCTTCAATTGCTTCCATAACATTTGAATGCTCACCAATACCAACTGGATTGGTTAAATAAATTTCAACATTTGCTCTATGTTTTGCAATGTCACCTTGAGCATGTGATAATAATGCTCTAATCAATTGTTCTCTCATTTTTAACTCTCATTAAGTGTACCGTAAGATCGACGTATCTCACGTAATTCCTCGAAGTCTTTTTGCTTAGTACCACCATCATATGGCCAAGCATATCCTTCGGTAATCATTTGCTCGTTGAGTGAGACTGATTCCTCCCCAACGTAAAGCCAACCCAAAAGCCGACCGTACTTGCCGACACCACCATGAAGCTCAGTGCGAATAGTGAGCTCATCATCGCCAGCAAGAGTGCTCTCCAGTTTTTCTTTAAGCCAGTTTGTTGCATCTATTCCCAGTTCCTTTTCTTCGAGGTTTCTTGTTCTCTTCTCTGGCGTATCAACTCCTGCAATTCTAACTCTTTCTTTCTTGTATAGATCAAAACCGAGATCGATAGTAACATCAATAGTGTCACCATCAAGTACCTTGTCTATATTCGTTACTCGGAAGTTGTAGCAGCTCTTTCTGCTCGGTGGGGTCATCGCTGCCATTAGGATACCAGTCGTCGTACTTAAATATATAGACGATTGATACGGAAACTAATATCATTAATATTACAATCATCCAAATGATAGACCATACAATCATAGTAGAAAATTAAAATTAAGAACCATCCTATCAGAATTTAGTTTAGGACCACTAGATGCATGATAAGTTTCTCCTGGAAACAACACACATCTGCCTTTAACAGGATCAATTCTTTCTACAATTTCATCTCCATCCCATATACAAGTAGGGCCATCACTATCTTTTACATAATAGATCATTGTATAATGTTTTGTATGAGGTAGATCTATATGCGGTTCATGTGTTTCACAATTATTTTGATTTCTTACAAACAATCCTGCTCGTATACGATATAGTTCTTTTAAATCACAGCATCTATTATACTTACCAAGTGCTTCAAATAATATCGGTAATACTACATCAAAATATGGACTCTTATGATTTACTTCTCCAGGTTTTGTATAAGCAACATACATGGTATGTGAAAATCCAGAGTTAGGATCACCTGTTCCAGGTTTAGAAATCTCTGGTGTAAAATACCAAGGAAAATGTTTATCCTCAAAAGCATTTTGAATATGATTTTGATATCCTCTGGAAATTGCGTCTTCAATAATTGTAGTCTTCATATCAAAATATTAGTGGTAATTTATACTTATGTGAACCTAAATAAATGTGTAATGTGGAGTTGAAACTATCATGTCCCACTATACCATAGGCTACCATGACAGCCTTCAAATTCGGCATGACATCTGTGTGTACGCACATGATGCATATGAAGCAATCCAAGAAGCAAAAGAGGATGTTCCTGATCTACAAGGACATCCTTCTTTTATTGATTCAGTATTGAAGGAGGAAGAATGAAACACGAAATTATGTGGTGGATGAGTAGACTCACCATCATGGGAGTATCATTAGGGTTATCATTCAGACTTGCTGCTGAAGCCTATTCTTGATTTAATAAGTCCACATAGGACTTTGATAAAACCTTTACTGGCTTCACCTTGTATCTCCTCAAACATATACATGTTAAGACGGAAGGCATAATTTGCTTCCGCAATTAAAGCATTAATTTGAGATTGGTTAAATCCCAATCCATCTAATGTTGCACGATAATTATTCTTCCATAATTTAGCATCTTCAATTCTAGGGAAGTCATAGAAATGTAATCCCTCACCTATAGGTGGTTGTAATGCATTTTGTGCTATACCTTTAAGAATCTGACCACCAGATAGATCACCAATATATCTGGTGTAATGGTGTGCTATCAATAAATAAGGATCTTGTTCTGCTACCTCATTAATCCTATAACAATATTGATTACATGCTTCAGAAGGTACTTGCTTCTCCCTCCACATAGGACCATAATAATATCTAAGATCTCTTTCTAAAGAAGCAGTACGAAATAAATCAACATTCCATTGTTTAAGTACTTCTACTAAAGGATCTTTAGATTCTTGGATCCTTTGTTCCATTGTGTCATAGACATAATAGAAATTAGTAATCAACTTACGATACTCTTCTGGATCTAATACACCTTTGAGAAACTGAGCAACGAACTTAGTATTCTCTGCTGCTGAATGAGACTTTTTAGTCCCTGCTTTTATCTGTGCTGAAAAATCACTCATTGTTTTGTTGTATTACTACGTGTTCTGTTGATGATAGTAATAAATTTATCACCAGCAAATGTACCAGCGAGACAGACATCTATCTCGTCACCATCTTTCCAATTGACTGTACCGTCCTTCTTAGTATGAACCATGGCCAATTGAATCTTGTCAATCACATCTTGTGTTAATCTCATATTCTTGGAATGTAACCTTTAGCTTTCTGAGCAGTATCAATAATAAATGGCATCATATCCTCCTCAACCTTATCTATAACATCATCAATAACGTTAACATCCAAATCCATAAAAGGTGGGATTATACCGAGAATACGAAGAAGACCATCAACAAATAATGCAAGACAAATAAAACCAAGGATCATACTAATGATAGTAGCATCCCGATTATGTTTTGCCATGATGATTCTATCTGCTTCATGTGCCTCTGCAACAGCAGCAGCGATCATGCTATCCACCTCCTCTTTAGTATAGGAGATGCTTTTAATCATCTCTTCAGTCATGAAAATTAATAAAGGTGTTCTTCTTGCTCCTTTAGAATAACACAATCAGAAGTAGGTGTAGCAACACAAGTTAAAACAAATCCTTCTTCAAGTTGATCATCATCAAGGAAACTTTGATCTTCTTGGTTAACAGTACCTTCCATCACCTTACCAGCACATGTAGAACATGCACCTGCACGGCATGAATATGGATGGTCGATACCTGCTTCTTCAGCAGCGTCTAAAATATATTGATCCGCTTCACATTCAAAGGGTTCTTCGATACCTGAAGCTGATTTGAATACAACTGAATATGCCATTATAGACAGAGCAAACTACAACTATCTATGATGATAGCATATAGTTCAAAGAATGTCTATGAGCATTACATCATTTCATACTTAAAATGTAATGGTCTTAAACCTTTCTTTTCTTGTTGTTCACGCTCAAGTTGTTGTGCCTTCTTCATCCATTCTTGAGTCCTTTCTATATCAGCCAGTTTATCCCGAACCTCTTCGAGTTCCTTCTGAATCTTATCCATTCGATTGTAAAAAGCTTCTCTTAAACAGCCCTACGAAAAATACCACACGTAAGTTATATGTTTAAGTACATTTATTTATACAATTTTTACCCTCTATAATGGATATGAAGTCTTTATAGTAGAGAACCTTCAGTTGTTCTTTCTGTGCTAACTTATTGGCAGTAGCGTACATTACTTCTTTATCACGCTTTCCATAAAGTCTTTTAAAGCGATGAGCACTCTTACGTTTCATCCCTCTAACTATACGCTCTGCCTCTTGGTTAACAGCTGGCATCTTAGCCTCCAACTACCTGTACTTCTTCTACTATAACTGCACTTGTTGCTGCAGTAATTTTAACACAACGTTGAACCAACGCTTTATTACCAGAAGACCAAGTATAATCTGCACTCGCAGAAGATGAGTCTATATCTGTAGTAAGTCCGTTATTGAAAGTAGTTGCAGTAATCTTTTTACCAGCAGTTCCTGCAGATAAGAAGTTACTATCAATTGCTGGAGATGTACCATTAGTTACAACAGCAATGTAATCTCCTACTGAGAATGGATGATTACTAGATGTATCTTGGAGATGTTGTCCAACATAATAATCTGCAGTAGCATCATCTATTGCTTTTATAATTTGTGCTGTACCTGGCTTACAACCTTTAACAAGAATAAATTCGTTTTGAACTAGAGTTATTGCAGCACCACCATTAAAAGAAACAGTAGCAGCACCTGCTGTAGAACCAACTCTATAATATCCTGTTTGTACTACTTGATACTCAGATTGACCTGCTGCTATCGAGTTAGTACTTAATACATTAAGAACTGTCATTGTCGTGTCTATGTAGATTCTTTACTATTTATGTTCTTCAACATCTTTTGAAGATCTGCTGTACTACCTACAAACATAGCATTAGTAACGT